AAAGGGAGTGAAGGAATTTCACAATGCACAAGGCGTTGCTCGTTTAGTTCCCGGACAATATCGTGGTTCACACGCTATCGGATTGCATCAAGGCAAGTACGAAGCCTTAAAACAAGCCAAACCCGTGAAGGTTTACAGAGATGCAAACAAGGATATGACCTACGACACCAAGTTGATCACAGAAGGTATCTACGGAATCAACATCCACAAGGCTGGGGCAGATTCAACCTATGTTGAGAATTGGAGTGAGGGTTGTCAGGTGTTCAAAAAGTCAGCAGATTTCGATGAGTTTATGGGTTTAGTTAAGAAGGCTGCCACCTTGCACGGAAATTCATTCACATACACACTATTAGAAAGCAAAGATTTATGAAAAAATTAATGGAAATTTTCACGGGTGACAAAGGAGAAATGTCCTCAAAAAGATTCGTTGGGATCATCGGTGCTTTTGTACTTTTTGGTACTATGGCTCACAATAGTTTGTCTCCTGCTGATATCGTACCATCTCCAGAGTTGGTGACAGCGGTTGAATTCATCGTGATTGCTTGTCTTGGATTCACATCAATAGACAAGTTCTCAAACAAAAAAGATTGATTGCTATTTGATAGAGATGATATTCCAAAGAATAAACTTTCACGATAACAAACTCCCTGTTTTTAAAGAAAACAAGGCGAAAGGATTCGTGACCTTCGGAGCAGACAATCTCTATCCTGATTTTCTAATTGAACTATTTAACAAATCCCCAAAACACAATGCAATCGTTTCTGCAAAAGCTTCATATGTGGCTGGAATTGGTACTGAAGTTTACGGACAAAACACCACCGACATCGCCAAAATCCAAAACAAACTCAAAAGCATCAACGCCTACGAGACCTACGAGGAACTCAAAGCAAAAGTAGCATACGATGCCGAGTTGTTCAATGGGTTTGCAATTGAGGTAATTTGGAACAAGGCAAAGACCGCACCTTCGGAGTATTATCACATTCCATTCAAGAATGTCCGCAAAGGTCTTGAGGGTGAATATGTGTATTGTGCGGACTGGACAGATACCAAAGCGGAGAAAATCCACTATCAACCATACAACCCAATCACAAGGGAATCAAAGCAATTGTATTATTGCCAATTCTATCGTCCCGGACAAGGCGAATATCCCTTGCCTGATTATGTAGGTGCGTTGAAATACATTGAGGTTGACACCGAGATATCCAACTATTATTTGAATAGCATTAAGAACGGATTCACGGCACAAACTCACATCCAGTTATTCAAAGGTATTCCCACACCTGAAGAAGCTCGTGCAACTGCAAGGAGATTCAAGGAAAGTTATCAAGGCACGGACAATGCCGGTGGGTTAATAATCCAATACAACGATCCAACAGAGAAGGAATCAGTCATCAACAACCTTCAACCTTCGGATTTTGACAAGCAATTTGACTTGTTGAACAAGACCGTACAACAAGAGATATTTGTTGCACATAAGGTGAACTCTCCAATGTTGTTTGGAGTTCGTGTAGAGGGACAATTGGGTGGTCGTAGTGAGTTGATTGAAGCCTATGAGATGTTCCATCACGCCTACATTGAACCCCGTCAACAAAAGATTGATGATACCTTTGCTTACTTGCTTGAACCTATCGCATCAGTTCGCTTAGAGACCATCAATAAACCACCAATCGGTCTTGACTATCAAGCGTTGTTTACTGCTGGAATCATTGACAGAAACGAAGCAAGAAAAGAGTTGGGATTTGATGAGATTGAAGAACCTTTGAATGTTGCCCTATCAAAACAAAATCCTTTTGGATGGGATGATGAAAGAGACATCAAGGTATTTCAACAATACGGAGAGAGTGCAGACAACTTTGAAGCGTACAAGTTTGAGTTCGTGGATGCCGTTGAAACTGCGATTTTGAATGTGTTGAAAGAGAACAAAGGGTTGCAAGTTGGAGACATAGTGAACATCACCAAACTGGATGCAAAGGTTGTCGCTGATGCCATTGCTAAACTTGCCAAAGCGGAGTTAATCAAATCATACGAGGACGGATTAGAAACAACCCCGAAAGGAGTTGAAGAAGTAAAGAGATTGCAAACCGAGATTGTGGTGCGTTATGGTTATGCTTTAGCCGCTGGAATCAAAGGTACTTTGGTTATCCCAACCACTCGTGATTTCTGCCGTCAAATCGTGGAAAGTAATCGTGTATATTCAAGGGAGGACATTAACGCAATGTCTGCACAACTTGGTTACGATGTATGGAAACGCAGAGGGGAATGGTACACCAACAAAGAAACTGGAATCACCACCCCACAATGCCGTCACATTTGGCAACAACAATTATTAAGGAGGATTAAACGATGACCAATTTTGTATATTTCATATCAACGAGTTATTTGAAGTCGAACACGCCTTTGAATGAGAATGTTGACGATAAGTTGCTGAAGTCAGCAATCAAAGAAGCTCAAGAGATTTACATCCGTGATGTGATTGGTTCAGGCATTTACAATGAGTTGCAAGTACAAGCATTTGCTGGAACATTAACGCAGTTAAATACTACCCTTTTGGATTCATACATCGCACCTTGTTTGAAGTATTACACATTGACCGAAGCAATGCTTCCAATGACATTCAAACTGATGAACAAATCGGTTGCATCTCGTGAGAGTGACAATGCAAGGGCGGTATCAGTTGAGGAAATGACAATGATTGAAGGTCGTTATCGTGATAAAGCCGAATACTATGCCAACCGACTGAGGGATTATCTTCGCACATATACCAATGACTATCCTTTGTTCTTGAATCCCGGCAGTACATTTGATACAATCCGACCAAAGAACACCGCTTTTGTCGGTGGTATTTATCTTCCAACTTCACAAGATTGCTTTTGGAACTATGACTTCCCCGACACGGACAAATAAATGGCAAAAAAACAACGAAGCCAAACTTCTCAAATTTCTCAAGAATGACACTAAACCAAATAATTCAAAAGATTCAAACGGCAGCCGAAAGCCATAAGATGGTTCACAAGTTTGGCGTTGGTCAGCAGAGCAATATGACTGTTGAGAATGTTGAGTATTATCCGTTGGTTTGGTTGTATCCTGATGGATTCAATTTGCAGTCGGGTGGCAATCTTCAAACCTACAACTTTGCATTGCTTGTGATGGATCGTGTATTTGAAAGCGAGAGCAACACAATTGAAGTTCTTTCCGATACTGCACAGATTATGACCGACATCTTTGCGTTGATTGAGGACAACACCCAAAACGATGAGGATTTTGAGATTGTGATCAACGGCAACGCTTCCCCATTCTACGACTCAAAAACTGATATTCTCGCTGGTTATGCAATCAACTTCCAAGTCCTCACTCCTTATCTCCATAATACTTGCGTTGTTCCTGTTTAGTTGGTTGTGGGCGTTCTTCAATTATGATGAACCAGTCCGCTATATTAAACCACTAAATATAGAGATGCACGAAAGGATTATTGAAAAGGAGAAGATCAAACGAATCACACTACTGAAAGAACTGAACCACTATGATACGATTTATCTTGATACTTTTGATGCTACATCTTCAGGGCTTGAAGGGGCAATCCGTCTCCATAGATTCTGCGACACTTCGGGTTGCGAATAGTTATCTTGTCAAAGGTGCGATTGCAAGGCAGAAAGTTAGCCAATTACTGAAGGTTGTTCACTCGGATTCCATCATTATTGCGGAACAAGATTCGGTTATCACAAAACAAAAGATAAACATCGCATACTTGAATGATGAGAATGATTCACTTGTGAAGCAAAATAAAGCCATCTCACGCACTTTAAAGTTATTCAAGAGTATAAGTATAGGTTTAGGAATTTTAACGCTTGTGGGATGGCTACGATAGACCTTGATAAATTACCCGATGCACTTGATACTTATTTAGGGGATGCATCCGAAGGCTCACTCCTTCAGCAAATCATTATTGATTGGTGGAATAAGAAGGTGATCCCACCGATTTGGGCGAATCTTGACAGTAAAAAGATAAACGCATCATCTTCTTTGAGACAATCTTTTGTCCCCGGACAGATAACCAAATCACCCACATCCATCAACACCATCCTTCTTGCTGAAGATTACTGGGAGTTCGTGGAATACGGAAGGAAGCCAACAAGAAATGGTCACATTGAAGGCACTCCGTATCTATGGCAGTCAATCAAAGAATGGATGGCATTCAAAGCCGTCAAACCACCTGAAGATTTTACCTATGATTCATATGCAAAAGCCATTGCAAGAAAGATTCACAGAGTAGGTACAAAGCCAAAGCCATTCCTTGAAAGTGCGTTCACCGAATCAATACAGATGGAATTGGTGAATGAGTTGAATGCAAGATTTGGAGATTTGATATTTTCGGAAGACATAAAATTGTAACAAAAAGAAAAGTTTCTTTGCATTATTAGAAAGTTTATTTTACTTTTGCTCTCGTTATGGATTACACGAAAGCAATTGAAACAATTAAACTTAAACGCAGACAAGGACTATTTCAAATAGTCGCTCGTAAAACAGGGGTATCACTTCCAACGGTAAGAAAGTATTTGGTTGAGGGAAACATCGTTTCTCCCAAAGCCAAAGCCGTCATTGAAATTGCATTGAGGGAGGTGAACAATGATTGAAGCAACAATCAACGGATGGATTCTCACAATCGGTGGGGATAGGTATGTCTATATTGACAAGCAAGTTGATGACTATTTACTTGAGCATCACTTTGACGAACTTGAACCATACCTGATCAAGCGAGATGTGTATTTCGGTGGATGCGTTGAGACCAACTTGGTCGGCATTGAGTCGGAAAGATTCTTCTATCTTGAACCCGACAAGTTTACAGTATTATTTATGCTCGGACACAAAACAAATTTCCTATGAATAAGTCAGAATCAATTAAGAACATCGCTGGTGCATTGGTAAAATTCCAATCATCGGTGAGCAAGGTAGCAAAGGAAGCCAACAATCCTTTCTTCAAGAAAAAGTATGCGTCATTGGCGAACATACTGGACACAATCCAAAAGCCATTGAGCGAATGTGGTTTGGCAATCAGTCAATTTCCCGATGGTGATGCACTCACAACCATCATCGTTCATTCCGAATCAGGTGAATGGATGGAATCATCCTATGTGATGCCGGTGGTTAAGCAGAATGATCCACAAGCAATGGGTTCAGCCATCACCTACGCACGGAGGTATGCACTTGGTTCAATCTTAAACTTGAACATTGATGATGATGATGATGGTGAGAAAGCAATGGGAAGACAGATTCCAAAGAAAGATGAACTCACACCAAAGCATCCATCGTGGGCGAAAGCAGTTGACCATTTGAAGACGGGTGGATTGATGACAGACATCACAAGCAAGTTTGAAGTATCTCCGGTGAATCAAAAACTTTTAATTGGCGAGAAATGAATAACACACATCCAGTTATTCACACTTCTTTGAACGAAGAAGATTGGCAAAGGTTGAGAAGTTCACGCTTCACCGCTTCCGAAATTCACAAACTGATGGGAACTCCGAAAAACAAATCGGAGTTCTTGTCGGAAACTGCGAAATCATTTGTGTTTGAGAAGGCAGCGGAATACCTAACCGGTGCGAAATCGGAGATTTATGGTCGTGCTTTGGATTGGGGAAAGGAACACGAGAAGGAAGCCTTCCACTATTTCTCCCAGCAGACCGATGATTTCTTCACATACTACGGTGCAGAGACATACACCTTCATCACTTATGGTGAATGGGGTGGGTATTCACCTGATGCACTTGGTCATCAGTTGGTAGAAATCAAATGCCCGTTTAATTCAGGCAACCACTTGCAAAACTTCTTCATCAAAAACAACGAGCAGTTGAAGAGCAAACGCACAGAGTATTTTTGGCAGATGCAAATGGGGATGATTGCAACCGGATTGGAAGAAGGTTTGTTTGTTTCATATGATCCCCGAATGCCCATCGGCAAGAAGCTCACAACCACTCTTATCACTTTGGAAGAGGACATCCAAGAAATCATTGATGAGAAATTGAACTACGCTGGGGAACTATTTTTGTCAATCACAAAATAAATCGTTCATTCACAAAGCCAATCAGCAAATAAATTTGCATAAGTGAAAAGAATGTTGTTAGTTTGAATCACTATGAAACACACAATAACAAATAACAGAAACACAAAAGCAGTAAACATCTCTACTGATGCTACTGGTAATGTCCGTGCCTTTTATGTTCAATTCACTTCTAATGGCGAACAAGTTTTGCAATCAAAAGATTTTGCAACTATTAACAATGCTACAAAGTGGGCAAACAAAATTTTGAATTGATATGACACTTGACATCATCTACCCAATCGTTTTAACACCCATCGTTTTTGCGGTGGGTTACGGTCTACATTGCATTAAGAAAGCAATGAACAAAGAACTTCCTGAAGCCAAACCATACCAGTTTGAAAGGGATCAGTACAATCCGGAGTTTGACCAATTCAGTCAAACCATTTTCAATCACAAATTCTACAAAGGAAAAGCAAAATAAAACTATGAAACAAATACAATTATTTAATCAATTCACCGAGATTGAATTGGAAATCTTGAGAAAAGCAACAGATGTTTTGAATCTTTATTTTAACGGCACTACAAAGCCCAAAAGCAAAAGACCGAACCGAGTAGTTCACAGGACAACTCAATTGTTCCTGGATGATGTAAAAAGCGTTTATGGGAATGAATGGGTGTACAGACAAGATCCTGTATTTCTTGACATTCTTCACAAGCATCGCAAATCGGATGTGTCCACTTTGATTAAAAAGTATGTTGAATTAAACAGAATTGAAGTGGTGAGGAATAATAATAAAAATCAAAATATCATTAAATTTAGATTCTTATGATAACTTACTTAATCTCGGCAGCGGTCTTCGCCCTTCTCATTTACCGGTTATGGTATTTAGAAAAAGCAACCGATGAACTTCAAGAAGAGGTCAACCAACGCAATCGGCAAATTTGGGATTTGGAAACAGAAATCTTGACTATCCGGTCAACTATCCAGCAAGGCAAGGATGATTTAAACCAAGCGAAGATGATCAGCGAGAAACGGATTGCAGAGTTGGAGGACAAGTTGCAAACTTTCAAGAACCAATTTACAGATTTAAAAAATGGTAAAAGCAAGGGTAGTGAAAGCAACAATTAATTCCATTTGCAAGTGGCGGGTATACTTCGCTGGAGAATTACTCGCCACATTTGAAACGGAAAAAGATGCACGAGATTACGCAGAATTTATTGATAGACAATGACAAACAATAAACAACAAACGGCGGTGGAGTGGTTGATTGAGCATTATACATTCGCAGATTTGACTGCTGATTCGTGGCAAATGATTCAGCAACAAGCCAAAGAAATGGAAAAAGATCAAATCAATGATGCTTATTTTCAGGGGTTTGAGGATAATGTTTGGGATTCTTTGTATGATAACTTTAATTTAGAATACTACAACGAAACCTACGGAGGGGGTGAGCAATGAACATCAGGGTTAAACATAGAAACACGGAGATAGAACTTGAAGACATTAAGACCATCAATCACAATCTTGATATCATAAGTTTAATCAAAGCCATTTCACAACAGATTCAAGAAATAATCAAGGCAGAAAATGAAAACACCAATTGATCGCTTGGTTGAACACCTACGCACGGAGTTCCCCGATTTGGATATCAGCCCACACTTGATCTTCAACTTCAAACAACTCGAGAAGATGGAACAACAACTCGCATACAATGCCGGGTTTGCATATGCAAAGAAAATGTACTGTGAAAAATCTAACTGATAAACAAGCACTATGTTGGGCAATCGCAATCCTTCGTGATGATATGCGTTGCACCTGGAGACAGATTGCCCAGCGAATGCATTGTAGCGAATGCAAAGTGCGTCACCTTTACACCCAAACAAAACCCCTATGAATGTAACCAAAGAACTTGTGAGACAATTGCTTGAGCAATATCCACAAACAAGAGACAACGACAACCTTTTGATGTCAATGATTTGGCGTAAGGAATCAAATCTGTTTAACTTCTTCCATCGTTTGGAATCAGGCAAACTAACACAAGCGGAGACCATCCGCAGATGCCGCCAACGGTTACAGTTAGATGATCCCGAATTGAGAGGTGAGACCTATGAGCTGCGACAAAAACATCAAGCAAAAGTGAAAAAAGAATTGGGATATGATGTGTGATTGATTATCTTTGTAGTGTTAACGAGAAGGTTGCAGTTTCTCAATGTTAAAAGATTTTTACCCTGTTGGAATAGTCGCACTGCAACTGCACTATTTCGATGGGGTTTTTTTATGTCAAAAAATAAGAAATCATTCCTACTCTATTGTGATTTAATTCACACGGTAGACCAACTTACAAACGAACAGGCTGGTGATCTGTTCAAGCACATACTACGATATGTGAATGACCAAGAACCACAGACGGACAATGTGATAACTCGCATTGCTTTTGAACCTATCAAGCAATCATTGATGAGAGATT